ATTGAGAAGTACGGCAAGAAGAATCTGCCGCCGAAGGTGCTTGAGAAGATGGAGGCTCGCGGCGACGATCCTAAGATCATGATGGAGGTTCACAAGTTCCTCCACTGCACGGGCCCGAGAACGGAGTACGACCCCCAGAGCAAGCTGTCCTCGCAGATGCCCTACTACTCGGTGACGGTTCACTTTGACACCAAGCACGTGGTCAAAGAGTCCGGGTTCCGCCGGTTCCCCTACTTCGTTCCGCGGTGGCGTCGGGGCAGCGGCGAAAAGTACGGCCGGTCCCCGGGTATGGTCCTGCTTCAGGACATCCGGGTTCTTAACGCGGTAAGCAAGTCGGCCCTGTCGGCAGCGGCGAAAGAAGCGGACCCCCCGGTGCAGATGCCGGATGCGGGTTTCCTCAAGCCTGCACGCCTTGGCCCCGGTGGCCTGAATATCTATCGCAGTAGCTCGACGGGCCGGATTGAGCCGATCAATCTCGGTGCGAGGTCTGACCGTGCGTATGCAATCATCGACGTGATCGAGCAGCGTGTTCGGGCAGGCTTCTACAACGATATGTTCCAGATGCCCCAGATCGACCGCATGACGGCGACCGAGGTAATCCAGCGGCAGCAGGACATGAGGCAGTTGTTCTCGCCGACGCTCAACCGCTTGTATTCGGAGTTGCTTAACCCGATTGTCTACGAGGCGTTCGAGTTTGCCCGCGATACAGGACAGATTCCGGACGCTCCTTCCAGCGTTTCGGGCAGTGCAATCGACATCCACTATACCAGCCCTCTGGCTCGTGCTCAGAAGGCGTCGGAGATGGGCTCCTTCCTTGAGTGGTTTGGTGCGATTGCTCCGATGGCGGAAATTGATCCGAGCGTCATGGACAACATCCATCCAGACCGTGCGGCAAGGCGATTGGGCCATGCGGTCTCGCTGCCTGAAGACATGAGCAGGACGGACGATGAGTTGCAGGCGGTTCGCCAACAACGCTTGGAAGCCCAGCAGCAACAGCAAGAGCTTGAAGCCGCCGTGGGCGGTGCGTCGGCACTCAAGGATGCCGCACAGGGTCTTAACGCCCTGAGATAAGGAAAGTTTTGGAAAACGAAATCAACGAAGCGTGGCAAGCGTGCTTGTCGGGTCCGCAGGGCGAGCGGGTTATCCAGTGGCTTGTCGAGCAGTTCGTGGGCAATCAGCCGCTCACGGTTGTCGGTGCGTCCGGTGCAGATCGTGACTATGCCTTGTTCCGAGACGGCGGCAATCAGGTGTACCTTGACATTCTTTCCCGTGCGGGATATAAACCAACCTTTGAAAGGAAGCTAGATGACGACGGAAACAGCAACGACCGATACGACTCAGACCCCCTTGACGACGGAACCTCCGGCGAATGACGGCCTGATCGGTGACGGCCAGACCGCCGCTGCGGCACCCCCCGAGGAGCAGACCTCGAACTGGTGGGACGGCCTTCAGTCGGAAGAACTGAAATCCTCGAAGTCCCTCGAAAAGTTCAAGAGCATGGATGATATGGTCTCGGCCTACCTCGGTGCCGAGAAGGAAATCTCCTCTCGCATCAAGGTCCCGGACAAGGCAGACAGCGAGGCTTTGGGCGATATCTACGACAAGCTCGGTCGCCCCGAGGATTCGAGCAAGTATGATTTTTCCGAGATCGAGCACGCACCACTCCTCTCTCACGAGGAAAACAGCGACATGGTCTCGAAGTTTGCAGAGTTCGCCCACAAGGAGGGCTTGAGCCAGCGTCAAGCTGCGTCCATGGTCAACTGGACGCTCGGGCAGACGGTGGCACAGGCCCAGCAGGCAGCCCAGACCCACGAGGAAAACATCGCTGCGATCAAGAAGGAGTTCGGTGCGTCTTTCGACGAGCGGGTCCAGCTTGGAAACGATACCCTCAAGATGCTGGTTCAGGAGTCCGGCGGCGACTGGGAGCGGTTGTCCGGTGCGTTGGCCAACAGCCCGCTTTCGAGCCAGCCAGACTTGGTGATGGCCCTATCGAAGATGGGGATGATGATGAAGCAGGACCGAATTTACGACGCTGGCGGCGAGCCCCGCTCGATGGGCGGCATGACTCGCGGCGAGCTTCGTGCCCAGATTGAGAAGATCAAGCGTGAAAACGCGGACGATCTGGTTCAGTCGACGCCCAAGGGCAGGGACGCTCAAAAGGAAATTAACCGACTTCTCGACCTGATTGGCAAGGCGGCACCGGAAGATTAACACCCCTTTCGAGCCCCCTTTCCCGTGTACTCTCGGGCGAGGGGGTTTTCTCCTGAAGGGCCTGACTCCTTAGCTGTGGGGAGTCGGGCTCTTTTTTTTTTGTTTTTTTATTGACACCCCCATCTTTTAGCTGATAAGGTTCTTGCGTTCGGCAACCTTCGGGCCCGAACTGACCCGACAAAGTCGGCGTTGGTCCGCGATAAGGCAAGAGCGTCCCGTCTTCGGTAAACGTCTCGAAACAGTGTTTAACCTAAACCCCTGTTTGGAGACTATCCAATGCCTTCTACTATCCCCCAGCACTTCGTTGACGAATTCGCAATCAACGTTGAGCACCTTGCCCAGCGTAAGGGCAGCAAGTTCCGTGGCACCGTGAAGGAAAAGACCTTTACTGGTGACGAATGTACTTTTGAATACCTCGGCTCCCTTGAGGCCGCAAAGATCACCAGCCGCCACGCGGATACGGTGATTTCCGAGCGTCCTCACAGCCGTCGTTGGGTTGGCAAAGAGGACTACTCTGTTGCCGAGCTTTACGACTGGACCGACGACCACCGCGTCATCGTCAGCCTCGAAAGCGAATACGTTCGCGGTCAGGCTTGGGCTGCGGGCCGCAAGCTGGACGACATTCTGGTCGCCGCCTTCTCGGCGGATGCCAAGTCGGACCGGACTGGCTCTTCCACCGTTTCGTGGTCGCCGCAGGCGTTCACGGGTGCAACCGGCGACTTCAGCCAAGATCAACTGAAGATCGAACACGACTACACCGAACTCGGTGCAATCGGTAACTCTGGTACGGGCATGTCGCTCAAGAAGCTGCGTGCAGTCCGCCGAATCTTCGGCATGAAGGACATCGACCGCGACCAGAACTGGTACGTCGCCATGACCCCGACGCAGGAGCAAGACCTCCTGATCGACTCGGACCTGACGACTGTTGACCGCATGAACCTCAAGGCGTACCTGAACGGCGAAATGCCCGACTTCTACGGCTTCAAGTTTGTGAAGACGACCGCCCTGACCGCCACCGGGGGTCAGCGTCAGTGCTGGGCTTATACCCAGCGTGCGATGGGTCTGGGTGTTGGCCGTGAGGTCCGCACCGAGATGGACCGTCGTCCGGACAAGAACAACCACTTGCAAATCCTGACCACCTTCTCGTTCGGTGCCTCCCGCCTGATCGAAGACGAAGTGGTTGAGATCGAGTGCGAAGACGTCACCGCAGCCAGCTAACCCCTAACACAAGGACTTAACCAATGGCCGAATTTAAAGGCACTAACGTTACGACCATTGACGCCGGGACCGACAAGGTCGACGCGTCTCAGGTTGGGACCAAGGTTCGCTGCTTCGTTGAGCAGATTGATCTTGCAACCAACGATGTCGACACCGCTGACACGATTATCGTGGCCAAGCTCCCCGCCAACTCCCGCTTCCTGAAGATTGACGTGATTGCCAATGGCAGCACCAACGCTTCTTCTGCTGCGGCGACCGCTGGCGATGGAACTGACGCAGATAGGTTCGCGGCTTCGACGTCTCTGCCCGCAGCGGGCAAGACCGTTACCCTCGACAACCCCACCGCTGGGTTCGTGGGTTCTGAAGTCACAGCCGAGACCAACGTCGTGCTGACCATTGCGTCGGCAGACCTCCCGAACGCTTCGGGCGACGCTCTGACCTTCGTCACTTGGTACGCCGACCTCAACTAGGTCTTTTCTTCCTTGGCGTTCCCGTCTGAAGAGGCGGGACCGCTTTTACCATGCCTGTCAAGAAACCAGACACATGGCCCAATGGGCACCCCGGCCCCAAGCTCCACCGGACAGGCCCCAGAACGGCGGTGGTTCTTGAAGAGGTTGTCGTTTTTGGTGTAACCATCCCAGCCGGGTACGAGACGGACGGGGCCAGCGTTCCCCGAGCTTTCTACAACGTACTTGCCCGTTTCACGCTTGCACTCTTGGCTGCGATGGTTCACGATCTGCGGTACGACCCGCCGGATAAGTTTCGGCGTCTGACCCGCAAGCAGGCTGATGTCGAGTTCCTGAACAACCTTAAAGCCTCCGGCGTCGGTTTCTCTCGCAGGCATGCCGCGTACCGTGCGGTTCGCCTTTTTGGCGGGCGTGCGTGGAA